CAAAAAATCCTAAAACAAATATGCCTACAATGGCGGTAAGATGCCATAACTGAAACATATCTCCTCCTTTCTACAAAGCATTGTTTTATCATACAGCCAAGTACAGTATTCATCACTCATCTTACCCTGTAAGAATTCATTATATCGACAATCACGCATGAAAGTCTGATACGGCGAATAATATACCAAAATGTATACACCCGCCAGTATCGTCCCACATAAGCATATAATGCCTATGATTTTTGCAATGAATTGTAACATCTTAAACAGTACCAAATATAGATTGCCTTGCCTTCTTCTTGACACATCATGTTATCGGTTAAGTATTCGCGGCTACAACTATTGCAGCACTTTCTTTCATACTTCCATTCAGGTTTAAATTTTCTGTATGATCTAAACTTTGGCATGATTGTTTGTGTTCTCATGCTGCTAGTTTTCTTTTCTTCGCTTCTTGTTTTACTAAATATGTTATTTGCATACCTGCCGACCTGTCGTCGGCGGCGGCTATCTTCTTCAACAACTTGTAAGTCTCAATGGCAACTGCCACACTTTTAAACTTCTTCGTGTTCATCCCGTCTCCTTTAATTTATGTGGCAACTTTGATAAATGTTCCTGCATTTCAATGTCACCAAAATCAAAGGCAGGTTGTTCGGGTTCGTGAGCCGCGGACGGTGTAAACTTTCTACCTGCATTGCGTGCCAGTTTACTCCAATCATCAGTAAATTCCATTTGAAGTTTAAACATTTGCTCATCACCAAGTAACTTAGCATTACGAGCATTTTCTAAACACCCTTTTGCTCTAGTTAAACGCACCCCAAGACGAAATCCTTCTTTAAATGTCGCCTCGTAATCTTTTTTTAGTTTCATACTTTCTCCTTCATTAGTGTGAGTAGGGGGATTCTTTGACTACCCCCAACCTTTTCGCGACAAGTCAATATGTCCTATATTAACTACTACTTCAGTACCAAACCTCACACCCTCAGTCATGCGACCATACCTTGTGAGACCCGTGCCTTACTACCTTGTTACAGTTGTTCAGCCATACTCAGAGAATGTTGCACCATTCTCATTTAAATAATGCTTTAATCTAATTTAATGGGAGTGTCAAGTTTCTTTTTTTATTTCTTCTACACATTCTATGGAAAAACGAAAGTATGGGTTCTTTTCAAACTTTGTCCAGCTTTGCTCAATTAATTGACATTGTTCTTTATTAAATTTCATACTTAAAACAGATTGATTACCTGTATACACCCATGAATGACCATTAAAACCCCATAAACTTATTACTAATACAAAAGTTTTAATCACCTGCATCGCCCCAATTGTCACCGCATTCAACGTCGACTTTACTTGGGACAGAGAGTTCAACACAGTTTTCCATAATATCTTTAATCTTAATCTTATCTGCATCGCTTGCAACAGAAAAGTCAAGTTCATCATGTACTTGTATGTGTGCCAGGTAGCCCTCTTTAGATAATTCTAACATTGCTTTCTTTGTTTGATCAGCCGCAGATCCTTGTATTAATCTATTAAGTGCCTTGTATGTCCAGGCACGTTTAATCATATGTTCGCCATATTGTTGTTGAGCTTCAGCTAATGGTAGAGACTTTTGTCCCCACTCATTGGTTGGTTCCCATTGATCAAATCGACATTTTCTACCCTCTAATGTAGATAGATAACCTTTCTTACCAGCTTTGTGCATTGTATCATTCATCAATTGCTTAACAAACGGCACACGTTGATTGTATGCTGCAAGCAATTCACTTGCTGTTTCAAGATTAACACCGAGTTGTGACATCAGCTTACCTTTACCCATGCCATAAAATAATCCTAAATTAATTGTTTTAGCCTGCTTACGAGGGATGTCAGCCATCTCTGATACCATTGTATGAAAGTCCGTTGTTTCATCTTCTTGATATGAGTCTACAAACCTATCTGCACCTGTAAAATGTTTCATGCCTGCATAGTGTACCACGAGCCGTGGTTCTTGTTGCGAGTAATCAAATATACCCCACTCACAATCTTTTTCAGGAATAAATATAGATCTGATCAGTGGGCCAAGTATCGCGTGTCTTGCTGGTATTTGCTGTAAATTAGGATTACTGTAACTAAATCTACCTGTTACCGTTCCTCCTTGGTCGGATCGCATTTGGTGTATTTCAGCATGAATCCTCCCTCTGTACGAATGCTTGGTGATACTCTCAATAAACGTTGTTCTCGCTTTGTTGATTTCACGACACTCCACAACCATTTTAGCAAGAGGAGAATCATGTGTTGAAAGAAAGTTCTTATCAAACTTTGGTTGACCTGTTGGCGTTCGATCGTATTTAATTTTAAGAGCATCAAAAGCTTTTGCCACAGAGGCAGCAGCCCATACTTCCACGTCTTGATTAGTAAGTTTTTTAATTGATGTAAGAAGTTTTTTCTCTTTCGATAATAAATCATTCTTAATACCCTCCGCTTTTTCTAAATCAACACGCACCCCGCGTTGTTTCATTTCAAATAGAACAGGAAATAAATCTGTTTCCAATTCAAAAATGTTAACGAGGTTTTGTTTTTGTATTTCACCGCGTAAATGATGCCATAACTTTAACGTCACAGCAGCATCTTGCTCTGCGTATTCTCCAACGTGCGAGGCAGGAAGCTTCCACATTTCTCCTTTAGGATCAAGGCCCCACATTTTGGCAGCTTCGTAGAGTTGGGTTTCCGATTTCGACTCTTGTAGATAATCTTTACTTAAAGTGTTTAGATCGAAACGAAACCTGTTCTCATCTACGAGAGGTGCCGCAATGAGAGTATCAATTATTTTGCCTTTGATGTCAACACCCATCGCTTTTAACCAACCTACATCATAGAAAGCATTGTGAAATATATAGTTTTTATCCTCGTACGAGCATTGTTTTTTAATCCATTTGGTAACAATAGCTTTATCCATGTTGGGCGGTGTTTCGTGAGCGATGGGATAATAACCACACCACCCGTCTACTGCCACAGCAATGCCAACTACTTCACCGTGCTTACGGATATAACCTGGTCCTGTATCTTTTATACCAGGATCTCTTGTCTCTAAATCAATTGCTATCTCGTCGTAACCAGATAGATCAGGAAAATGGTCAGGCATAACCCATTCACTAGGCATGCGATGTACTTTAGGAAACCAATTAGGTTGTTCTTTCATCTATTTCTCCAGCTATTGCAGCGTAAGCAGCTAAATCAACATAGCTATCTTTTTTATGCGCGTGTTTTAATCTGGCAATTTTTACAAGCCCCATGCATATTGCAACATCATGTGGTGTAATTTCTTTATCAAGAAAAGCACTCCACAACTTCGCAATGTTTTCATGGTTCGTTAATTTATCACCGTAGTCTTCTTGACGATCACCGCCAACAAGTTTTTCTGCTTCTTGTAAAATCTTTTGACAAATCATGCAGTTTTCCTTTCGTGAAAAAATATTGGTTCGTATTCAAATTGTGCATCTGTGCGACGCACAATAACTAATTTCTTTTTAGCGCGTGTCATTCCAACGTAAAAAACTCTTGCTTCATCATCTCTTCCTTGTTGTGTTTCAGTAGATGATTTGTAAGGACCATAAGATAAATCAGTTAATAACATTACGTTATCTCTCTCACCACCTTTACTTGCATGTATGGTAGAAACTTCTATACGAGGAGTGTCATCTAATTTATTTCCTTCACGCATAATTTTTCTCAAATAATTAATTCTCTTTCTGAGACCTTTCGCATTTAATATATCATACCATTTCATTTCTCTTACGTCCATGTCGTTTATTTTTGAACGTAAACCGTAGTCATTAATTAGATCTTCTAATTTGTATATTTCTGCGTGATCTCCTTTAAATGTTCCATAATTTCTTTTAATGCGTGAGCTATCCATGAATTGATAAACAATATCACATAACAAACCAGATACACTTTTACCATTCTGCAACGTGGTCCACGCTTTGATAGCTTCGATGTATTTTAAATTTATAACAGATTGACCATAGCGTTTATATAACCACCCATATGTTTCAAGTGATTCACTAACTTGCTGCACAATTTCATGTGTACGACATAAAATCAACCACTCGCCTTCTGCAATTCCTTTGTTTAAAGGTCTGATATTTAAGACTTTTCTCTCCCCCTCTTCATCTCTTGGTGAATATTGTTTTGGTATTCTTCTTGATATAGACTGTGCTAAATTTGTGGCAATACTGTGTACACTTTTAGGTATGCGATATGATTGTGTGAGAGGAATAATATTATGTTCATCACTTGTAGCCATCGCTATAAAGTGTTCTATGTCTGCACCTGCCCAACGAAAGATTGCTTGATCATCATCACCAGCAACATATGTTTCAATTGGTTGTGCAACTTCTTGTATCATGTCAATAACTTTCCATTGATGCACTGATAAGTCTTGTGCTTCATCAACAAATAAATATTTTAATTTAGGTGGATTACGTCGTTGTAGAAAATGATTAAAGTAATCTACATATTCTAACTTATCTCTATCACGTTTAAAGTTTTTTAAATCTAAATCCATTTGCTCAATTGTATTACGAGCACCATAGTCATTTAATTTTACTGTTCTAAATATTTTCATTAATCTATCATCATCATTAGGATACTTTGCGTATGCTAAATTAATAATGTCTTGGTATTCACTCTTTGCTGTGGGCATAGATATGTCAACACCGTTACCTTTTTTCATTTTATTAACAAAGACACGTCCCGTGAGCCGCGATAAATCATCATAATCGTATTGATCCATGATTTGTGATTGCTGTAATTGTAATCTTTTATAAGCAAGAGAGTGTAATGTACAAAAGTAAGGATACATTTTTTTTAATTCATCCTCACTCCACTCTTCTTTCGTAACTCTATCTCTAATTTCTTCTGCAGCTTTTACAGTAAAACTAAAATAACCTATTTCATCTGGCTTACAATGCCCCTCGTTAATTAGTTTATCAACTTTGTTTTTTAAAAAAGTTGTTTTACCTGTACCAGGAGGACCTATAACTATATTTCTTTTCATTAGTATGGCTCCTCTTCTTTAAATTGTTTTTCTTTTAATTTGTATTCTGCCTCAACAATAGTTGTTGGAACTTTCCAAATATGATGTGGTTTATCTTCAATACGTATTTTTTCCGCTTTACCATCAAAATCAGAAAACACTTTAAATTGTCCAACATCAGTTAACTTATTAAATCTTTTTGTTTTTAAAAAATCACGCAGTGCTTGTGGTTTAAACATGTAATATTTGTCTTGTTCATACACCATGCCTTGCAACATATCGTGTCTATCTTTTGCTCCACCATTGTTTTGAATAAATATTTGTAAGTAAGATAAAAACTGTCCATTAGAACTAAGCTCACCTGGCATAATTATTTGTTCATAACCAGGATCATCAAATAATGATTGCACTTTGTCTGCCCATGCGTCTGCACGAATAGGTTGTGGGCTTTCATTAATTTGTTTTATGCAAGCTGCTTTATATCTAGAGTGGTTTGCCAAGGTATCACCGTCTATAACTAAAACTTTTCCATTGTGTGTAACTTCAAATACAGGTTCATCTGACACAAACTTTTTTAAACTTGATATGGAAGAAGTTGCTCCTTTACCAATACCATGCTTAGTATTTCTGCACTTCATCTCTTCGCACACTTCTGCAAAGATAGGTAATTTACATCTGTAAAAATAATTTTTTCTATCACCAACTTGTTTCAACAATGTTTGTACTTCTTTACTGCGCAGAGGTGGTTGAAAATATTTTAAATTGTAATAGTCTAATT